GGAGAAATCCGCTGAAGAGCGGTGGAACGAAGCGAAGAAGGGCGAGTTTGCTGAATTCTACGGGCGGGACGTGCAGAGCGCCATCCAGGACAGATTCAGGAACCAGGCGGACGCGAACCAGCAGCTAAGCAAGCTGGAGCCGATGCTGAAGGTGCTGATGGACCGGGCGGAGGTGAAGAACGTCGACGAGCTGATCCATCATGTGATGGACGACGATTCCCTGTATGAGGACGCAGCAAGCGAAGCGGGCATGACCGTGGCAGCGTACAAACAGTTCACGAAGATGCAGCAGGAACTGGAAGCGCAGAAGCAGCGGGAAGCCGAGAGCATCCAGGAGCAGAACCTGCGGAATCATTTCGCCAAGCTGAGCCAGCAGGCGGAGGAACTGAAGCGGGAGTATCCGGGATTCGACCTGATGACGGAACTGAAGAACGACAGGTTCCGGCGGATGACCAGCATTGAGGGCGGCATTCCGGTCCGGGACGCGTTTTTCGCCATCCACCACAACGAACTGGCACCGCAGATGCTGGCATACGGCATGGAACGCGCAAAGCAGCAGATGGGGCAGACGCTTCAGGCGCAGCGGCGCAGACCTGCCGAAGGGGCCATGAACAGCAAGGGCCAGGCGGCGGCAGCAGATTTCAACATTGATCCCAGAAAGCTGTCCCGGCAGGAGCGGAGCAAGATCTATGACCTGATCCACAAAGGGAAGATGACCTGGGGATGACAGAAAGGAGAAAACCATGAAAAAGATTTTTAAGCTGAACCTGCAGTGGTTCGCTGATGCCGGCACGGTGGTCAACGCGATGGACGCGTACACCAATGCCTATGACGGCACAAAGACGCAGTTTGTACCGGGCGAAACCGACCTGAGTACCCTGAACAAGACGTTCACCGACACCGCGCTGCTGGACAACGCGCGGGACAAACTGATCTATACCCAGCTGGGCAAAAAGCTGAGCCTGCCGGCCAACAAGGGGACCAGCATGGAGCTGCGGCGCTGGAAGACGCTTGGCCGCATCAGCAGGCTGCAGGAAGCTGTGATTCCGAGCGGCAAGAAGTTGAGCCAGGTCGCCATCACAGTGGCCATCGCGCAGTACGGCGATTACGTTGCCATCTCTGACATGATGAGCAATCACGCCATCGACGACGCGAAGCTGGGCGCGATTGAGGAGCTGGGCGCGAGCGCAGGTCTTACCAACGACCTGCTGACCCGCAACGTGCTGCTGGGCGGCACGCAGATCCTGTTCGCGGACGCCACCAACAAGAGTACCGGCGCCTATGTCAGCACGCCTTCCACCGAGAGCGGGCTGCAGAGCGCGCTGGTCAGCTACGACGTGAACCTCACCAGCAACGTGCTGATGAAGGCACGGACCCAGATCTTCAAGAGCGCGAAGAGTCTCAAGTATTCCGGCAACGATTACCTGAGCGTCGTGCATCCTGACGTCGTGGAAGACCTGCGGCGCGACGATGACTGGATTGAAGCGCACAAGTATGCAGCGCCTGAAGAGATTTTCTCTGGCGAAGTAGGACGGCTGCATGGCATCCGCTTCCTGGAATCCAACCTGGCGCCTGTGATCAAGAAGGAAGGCCAGAGCTATGCCACCTTCAAGACTATGATCTTTGCCAAGGACGCCTTTGCGGTACTCGATATTGAGGGCGGCAACATGGAAACGATCATCAAGACGAAGGAAGAGATCGGCGGCCCGCTGAACCAGTTCGGCACGGTTGGCGTGAAGTTCGAGTTCGGCGCGAAGATCCTGTATCAGGAGCGGATGCTCACCATCTGGCACGGATCCAGCTACAGCGGCACTGAGGAGCAGAACATCGACGAAGCTGCCTGATGAGCGGCGGAGACCCGGGCAGGGACTTCCTGCCCGGGCATTTCCGGAATAAAGAAGGAGGACAAAACAATGGATAAACTTTTCAAGCTGAACCTGCAGCAGTTCGCCGGCGGCCACAGCGTGACCGTTTACAAGGACAGCCATGTGACCACAGCGACACCCAGCGCTGACAGCGACGTGCAGGCGAACGCCGACGTGACGCTGACGCTGGTATTCGGGACCGGATACGAGCTGGACGAGATTGAGGTCGTGACCGGCGGCGTCGAAGTGGAGCTGGACGAGAGTACCTGGGGATTCAAGATGGGTAGCGCGGACGTGGTGCTGAACGTCAAGAGCAAGAAGAACAACCTGTACCGCATTGCGGAGAACACCTGGGTATGGGTCAACGGCAGCGGCACCGAGCTGAAGAAGAACATGATCATCGAGCGCGGCGCGAACGGCGCCATTACCGGAATCAAGTGTACGCCGACCGCCGTAACCGTGAGCGCGGACATCATTGCGTCGCTGGTGGAGCAGGGCGTGCTGGTGAAGGTGTAACCCCTTCCGGCGCAGAAGCGCCACCTTCCACAGAGGGGACGGCTTATGCACAAGTTATACGGGGTCGCCCACCTTACGGGCAGAAAGGATTGAGCATATGGCAACGAAAAAAGAAGCGGCAGAGAACATGACACAGGGAAACGCGGGGGACGACGGCATGATGCAGGCCATGCAGGAGCTGAAGGCTCAGATTGCGGCGCTGCAGAAGGACCTGGAGAGCCAGAAGAAGGAAAACGCGGAGCTGAAGAAGAACAGCATCGGATCCAGCAGCCCGTACGGGGGCAAGACGGACGCGGAGCGCGTCGCGGATGCCTGCGGGCAGGCGGAAGCGGATCATGCGGACCCATGGGGCGTGAAAATCTCCGTGCTGGCGCCGCGGATCGGAAAGGGCGAGGACAGTTACTGGCTGTGCGTAAACGGGCGGAGCATCCAGGTGCCGGCGAACGACCGGTATTACGAGCTGGCGCTGCCGTTTGCAGAGTGCCTGGTCAATGAGATCGAAGCACGGAAACGGGCGGCGGACTATATTGACCAGATTGAAGTGTTCGATCCGAAAGACAATCCGCATCCGGTGGAAAAAATCGTATGAGGACGGAACGGGCGGAAAGGCGGAGGAGCTTTTCCGCCTGTTTTCGATTCGATGAAAGGGGTAAACATCCATGACGATACAGGAAGCGCTGGACCAGATTGACGAGCTGAAACCGAACATGATGAGCCGAAAGCTGAAGGTGAAATACCTGACGGAGATCGAGCAGTTGATCCATGACGAGATCGTGATGCACCACGAGCATACGGCGGAGCAGGAACCGCGGCCTGTTTACACGGAGGAAAGCGACCCGGGGACGGAACTGATCATTCCGGATCCGTATTCCGGCGTATACGTTTACTGGCTGATGACGAAGGTCGATATCCAGAACCAGGAGGACGCGCGGTACAACATTGACCGCAGCCATTTCGAAAACGCGTATGACACCATGAGCGACTGGTACACGCGGGAACACATGCCGATGCAGAAGACAAGGGAGTTCAGGATATGAACAAAATGCCGCAGATTCCGGAGGTCGAGAAAAACATCCGGATGACGACCACATTCGGGGGATACAACCATAACGAGATCGTGACGGACGGGGATATGTTCGACACGAAAAACCTGTGCGCGGAGCTGTATCCGTGCATATCGACGCGGCGGAAGCGCAGCCTGGCAAGCTATGACGTGAGCGGGCAGGAAAGCGTGCCGCTGACAGCGGTGCATGGGCGGGACCAGCTGGTGATGGTCCGCGGGACGGAGGTCTTCTACAACTTCATCAAGGTGACCGGCGTCACCGTGAGCGCGGACAGCAGTATGCTGCCGAAGAAGATCGTCAGCATGGGCGCGTATGTCTGCATCTGGCCGGACAAGGTTTATTTCAACACGATCGATACGACGGACTGCGGGAGCATGGAGCGGCTTTACTCCGAGGACGGCGAAAACATGCAGATGCAGCTGTGCCGGGCGGACGGAACGGATTATGACATGACGCAGATTTCCGTCGGGACGACGCCGCCGGCAAGCCCCAGCAACGGAAAGCTGTGGATTGACCAGAGCGGGGACAGCGACGTGCTGCGGCAGTACACAGCAAGTACGCAGGAATGGACAGAGGTGCCGACGGTTTACGCCAAGATCAGCGGAACAGGAGCAGGGCATGGATTGCGGGAATACGACGCGGTGACCATCAGCGGCATGGAAGCGCCGGCGTCGGAAAGCGCGCGAATCAAGGCACAGATTGCGGCGCTGAACGGGAGTTTTATCGTATACGGAGCAGGGGAAGGATATCTGATTGTGGCCGGCATCATCAGCGGGACGCTGAGCGCGCTGAAGGAAGGGACAACGGTACAGATTAACCGGACCGTGCCGGACCTGGATTTCATCTGCGAGAGCAACAACCGGCTGTGGGGATGCAAGTACGGGATGGAAAACGGGCAGGTGGTCAACGAGATCCGGGCCAGCAAGCTGGGGGATTTCCGGAACTGGAGTACGTTCATGGGTATCTCGACGGACAGCTGGACGGCGAGCATTGGGACGGACGGGGAATGGACCGGCGCAATCAGCCAGAAGGGATATCCGGTATTCTTCAAGGAGAACTGCATCCACAGAGTTAGCGGAAACACGCCGAGCAGTTTCCAGATCACGACGACAACATGCCGGGGCGTGCAGCGGGGAAGCTGGAGGAGCCTGGCCGTGGTCGGGGAGCGGATTATCTACAAGGCGCGGGACGGCGTGATGGCCTACGACGGGAGTATGCCTTTTTCCATCAGCGAGCAGCTGGGGAACGTGCTGTACAGCGAC